GTACCGGCTTGGTCACCAGTGCCGATAAGCTCAATAGCTAGGTTGCCACTGTATGTACTTGCCATGATCCGTCCTTACATAATGGTGTTTATTACCTGCCACGACGCATTCTCTGTCGTGTTTATAATCTTCCAGCCGCCAGATACATCATTGTTAATCAGCGCCCAGTTAGCTGTTTGTGCATCGTCAATCAAGTTCCACAGATATTGCGCAAACCAATAATCCGCTATCGTTATACTCTCAGATACTACTCTTTCATTCTGCGCTGCTACCGTTATTACATCTTCAGCATTCAACAACTCTGTAATCAATGTCTGGAATATTGCCTGCGCGCTGGCAAAATCTTCCGCAGTTACCGTGTCATCTACCGTGCCAAACGTGTTTCTAATTCCTACGTATTCATCACTTGCATTTGCTGTCTCAGCCACATTACCTGATATACCAAACGCACTCAGTATTACCTCAGATATATTTGCAGTATCACTTACAGCTACAGAAAACTCTTGACCGCCTAAAACTGTATCGCTTGCATTAGCACTATCACTTACATTCCTGCTGCCAACTACGCTAATTGTTATTAGCTCTGCCGCGTTTGCTGTTTCAGATATCGTGCTTCCAAGTATTACTAATGTACTGACAGTCTCACTAGCGTTTGCCGTATCATCAACTGTGGCACCAAATATAATAGTGCTTACTACTGTTTCACTTGCGTTCGCTGTATCACTAACAGTACCTACTAATACTATCGCCGAGCTTACCGTTTCTGACGCATTAGCAGTTTCACTTATAGAGACATTTGCCGTAAATCCTGCTTCAAACGTCTCAGTCACACTAACTGATTCTGCTATGTTTCCAGTAATTGCCGCTTGCGCTGCTACATTTATAGAATCACTAGCACTTATTAAACCGCCGTTACCTAAGCCCCAGCCGCCATACGCATCATTAGCACCACCCCAAATGCCATTACCCCAACCGGCATTAGAGATGAGAGGGTAGTAGACTGAGCATCCCCAGCCCGCCTCACCCCAATAGCCACTGCTGTAGCCACCATCGACTTGGGCCACACATTACCCCGCAGCAACAATCTGCTCTTCCGTGAACCAACGCTCATGCTCAACGCCATCAGTAGACCAAGTTACTAAGTAGTAGATCGTACCGTCTTCGTCCATGCGCATCTTGGTAATCGGGCCTTCTGGAGTCACAGTTTTAAGCTTGACTACATCACCCTTTTTAAATATTGCCATGTCTATCCCCTATTAAACAGCGTCAAGGTTGAACGAATACGTGATGTTCAAAACGTCACCGCTCACCACAGTACGATCACCAGGCGACTGGAAGTCTGCCGCTGAGAACAATAAACCAGATGTGCCTGTAGCCACATTCGCCAAGAACGCACCAGCAATAGTTGCATTAGCACTCATAGTAAACGATGCAGCAGACGCTGAATTGTTAATGTTTGATGGATCTGCCAAAGTAGCCGTGCTAAAAGAAGCTGCTTTACGGTTACCTGCATAGCTGCTGTTCTCAGTCCAACCGGCATGAGTTGCTAACGTATCGCCACCAGAGAATGTCGTGGTAGTAGAAGTGCCGTTAACCAAACCAATATACCAAGCTGCCGTATAAGCAGAACCAGTAAAAAACTTGGTGTTCATGTCTTGCAGACCGGTGTTAACTACAAGATTAGGGGCAATATCTACCCACTTCTCGTTGCCGTCTTTATCCATACAGGTGACAGTAAATACACCGCCCGATGACAGACCTTCTACAAAACCTTCTTTACGCACCACATCACTCGAGATTTTCTCGCTTGAATAGGATTTTTCAATAGACATGATTACTCCTTAAGGGAAACGGATCAGAGCCGTTGTTGCTGTGTTAGAAGGTAAAGTGACGGTAAAAGTTTGATTTGCACAAGTCTTGTCCGCCCCAAAGTCCAACACCGCCACAGAGCTATTACTCTGCGTTGAATTATAAATAAGCGCCCCACGTACAGTAAACGATGCATTACTCCACACAGGATTAGCAAAACTAACGTACATAATTCCGTTAGCTACCGACGCAACGGACACATTTGATAAAGTGTTACCACCTTCTGTATACCCAGTACCCGAAACTTCATTAGTCGTACTATATACAGTAGTGGTTGGGCCTAACGTAGCAAAGCCAGTGTACAAGGCCATTTTTAAAGTATCAGACGTCAAGTTCTGTTGCGCCTGCAACATCTGCACTTTAAAACTAGCGGTTAACCCTTGTTGAATAGTCATTACGGATTAACCTTAATCTTTGCCTGACCATCACGGTACGCATCGCCACGCTCAAGTCCAGTACCCAGACGATTCAATTGCATCAACGCATCTTGGTATTTCTTATCGTAGTACGCCATCATATCCTGCTCACCCTTCATAAAGGTGTATGCCTCTACGAGTGAACCGTATAAAAGCACCGGCGAGTAGTTATCGCCTAGCCACGTACGACCATCAGCCGCTACAGTTATTGACTCTGGGTAGTAGTAATAATGTAGCTCTACGCTATAAGAAGCGTCAGGTGTAGGCGCTACAATAAACGACAACTCATCCGTAACTACGTTACTAGATACAGTTGGGCCAAACAAAGAGTAGTACTGCGGCAGACCTGTATCCGACGCTTTAGGGTACGCTGCCCGCATGAAGTTAACATCTTTGTTAAGTAGGTATTCATAGCGTGTGTCGGCATCTATCACTGCCATCGAGAACACCGACAAAAAGTCAGTAGGGCAAGACAAATACTTATTGCCACTAGAAAGAGTACCCGTCACGTTTTTACGTAATGGTGGAAGCTGAACTGTATTGTATACACGGGTTTCTGTCTGCGTAACAAAGACAGGGATATTCTCTACGAATAGTTGTTCGTAGTTTTCTGTGTATGCTTGAATTTCAGCTACTAGTTCAGTGTAAGTCATGGTTTAACCCATTGGCCCCCGAGCCATTACACCTTTAGTAGCAGCGCCTGTACCGCGAATCTTAATGCCACTAGTCTTAGGTGGTTTAGTGTTACCTTTGCTAGTAACGCCTACAGAAATATTAGATTCATCAAGTACTTTCGCACCAGTAGTGTAAGCAGAATCAGCCTGAATGCTAGACGCTTTACCCTTCATGTCGTGAGGAGCAGCGTACACAGCAGCTTGGCCTACTTCCTTGCCCATAACTTTCTTCGAGAATTTAGCCATTATTTACCCCTTGAAGAACCACGCTGATTAGCAGCACGGGCTAAGTTACGGCCCATAGATTTCATAGCCATTGAAGTTACGCCGCCTTTTTTCATGCCGTGCATTTTCTTCTCATGCGATTTGACTTCCTGCTTAGCAATCTTCTTGATAAGCGGAGTGTCTTCTTTAATGTCTTCGTGTTTCATGTCTACTCCTAAGTAATCGTGATAGTCACGTTTGATACAAAGCCCGTTGTAGATAAAGCATTGGGGGTTAGCCCGTCATCTATGCCTTGCGCCCCACCTACAGGATACCAACCCCACTCTATAATTCGACTACCTTCACCCGGATCACCAAAATCTGTATTTGTTGTTAACTGCAAACCCGTGTAGCCAGACTGATAGTAGCTGTTATCCCTACGTGGATTACGCAATGCTTGCGGATCGTCCACTGGATACATACCTAACTGCAACTGCGGCTGATCGGGTTCCCAACAAGTTGGGCATACCAAGATGTTAACCTGCTTGGTCTTAATCGTCAGCTTTTTTAGTTCTTTTAGCTTATAGCGAAAACCACACCGATCACACTCGGATATAGCATTCTTACCGCTAGCAAATCTGCTACTCATTTTTAATAGAACATCTCACGCGGCACGAACCGAATAGGAGCTTTTTCTCTATCTTCGTCAGCCGCTAACTGCCACGCTTCGTCGTACATAGCTTTCAACCCCATAACTCGGGCCGGGTCTACCTCAGGCTTTTTAATCGCAATCATGTAAGCCAACCCTGCTACCATACAATTTAAGAAGCGAAACGGAATATCAACCACGTTAGTGCCGTCGCCCGCGTCATATATACGCTTTAAACGCCAGTAATAGAATACATAATAGGGCTGCGTAGAAGTGCCCTGATCCGGCGCAGGCCAGACGTTAATCTGTGGATACTTAGCTACAGCAGCTTCCGATCCTACCTTCTCGCCACTTTGACGATTAACCCAGACTTGAATTGGTCGCCCTTGCGTGAGTTTGTTAGGGATCGTGGAGTAGGTAGAAACACTAATTCGAGTAATGTTGAGGTCAGTTTGATTTGATCCTTGACCAGAATCCGTACGAATAACATGTTCAAGCAGATCGACAGTATCAATAGGTAGGTCATAAGTCACCGTCCCCTGAACTAAGTTAATCGAACCCTGCTCAACAGTCCACAGGTTTATTCCGCGATTAGCCCACTCGGTCAGCATAAAATTCATGCTACGCCGCGCCGTACGGAAATCATAGCCCGTACGCAACTCTAAGCCACAACGCTCAAACGCCTCTTCAAATAACTCGTTGAGGTTAGGATTAAAGGTGGTAGTAGCGGTCGTGTAGGCCATTTACTTTTTCATCCCTTTGAGTGTCTCTGCAAGTCGAGCACGTTGCCCCAACTTGCCGGGCTTTTTCGCAGCGGCTGCAAGTTTCTTTGCTGGGATAGGCTGTCCTTCTTTTGCGCCAAGCTGAGCACGAAGAGCACCGGGTTTCTTTATTGCCTTCTGTATCCATTTTTCAGCCATCACTTCCTCGCTGCCTTCATGTTGTCAATCAGGTTTGGGTACGGCCTACCAGCGGCTTTAGCTGATGCTTTTGCTGCTGACTTTTTAGCTGACGACATCTTCTTAGGCTTACCTAAGTCTTTGGGGCGTGGCTTATCCCACACCGCTCCACCCTCTTTATACTGAGTGAAGTCAGTGTCATCCCTACGGGCTTTCTTCTTACCCTTAGGCATTTTAGATGGATTAATGTCGCCCATACCCCGTGAGGCCATCATTTTTTAGCCTTCCCGCCTTTTTTCATACCCATACCACCCATAGGACGAGCAGGCATTGCGGGACGAGCCATAGGACGTTGGGGCATTGCAGGACGCGGCACAGCGGTTTTAGCAGCTTGTCTAGCCCTTAAATCAGCAGCCATTTTGTCAGCCATAGCGGATTTTTGGGTTTGTGCTTGGGCTTTATTAGCTGTTACTTGCTGCATTTTATCTTGCTTCATTTTAGCCATATTAGCTTGGGCTTTACCCGCAGCATCGGCTTTAGCTTTCGCCATTTCCATTTTGCTAGCCATGTCCGTCTCCTATTAGCAGGCTTTGCCGCCGTACTTCATACCTTTGGTTGAACCAGCCATTTTGACCTGTTTGCCTTTGGTTTTGCCGCGTTCAGCAACACCGTCACGGCTAGGAGCCGCAGTTTTTACTTTACCCATTGGGGTAGTAGGAGCGTATTTTTGTTTCGTAGCCATAACATCACCTTTAAAAAGTTTAATTTACCTATAGCCCCGCATAATGCCGCCGTATGCCGCCATGACAGGAGCTTGTTGAGTCTGTGGTGCTTGCTGCTGTGGTGCCTGTTGCGCTTGCTGAGCTTGTTGAGCTTGCAGCATAGCTAATATTTGTGGCGGTATTTGCTGTTGTTGCGGCATACCTTGTGGAGGCATCTGCTGCGCTATACCTTGTGGAGGCATACCCGGTGGGCCATACATACCTTGCGACATTTGCGCTATCTGGGCAGGAGACATCTGCTGTTGCGGTGGGCCGTATATACCTTGGTCGCCACCTGCGCCTATCATCGTAGTTTGGGCTTCACGACTTGTAGGGCCTTGTGAGTACCCCACTGGGCTAGGCATATTCTGAGTAAGCATTTGATATACTTGCGCGTCGTTCTGGCCTTTACGCTGCGCCATAAGCTGAGCCATCTGTTGCTGCTGCGCCTGTACCTGTGCCATACGCGCTTCTTGAGCTTGCGTTGCAACTTGATCTTCTGCTGCCTTGGCAGTTTTTTGCTGTTCCAATGCGGCTTCTACTATTGGGGCTTGTTCTTCCTGATATTGTTTATCAAGAATACCTTTGCCTTGCGCTTGTATCGCGGCTATATCGGCTTTAGCTTTATCAATAGCGGCTTGATTGCCCGCACTGCCCATGTAACCAGACGATACCGGTTGATTCGCTATCTTCTGAAGTTTTGCTATTTGCGCTTGTTGCGCGGCGTTTAAACCTTGATCGTTATAAGTAGTCGCAGCTTTTTCAGCGGCGGCTTTAGCAGCGGCAGCTTTTTCAGCTTTAGCATCAGCAGCGGCTTGTTTAGCTTGCGCAGCGGCGTCGGTTTTAGCTTTAGCGGCAGCGGCTTTATCTGCGGCAGCTTTAGCTTTAGCATCAGCAGCAGCTTGTTTAGCTTGCGCAGCTTTTTCAGCGGCTTGTTTAGCGGCTTCGGCTTTCTTTTCCGCAGCTTGTTTAGCAGCCTCGTCTTTTTGGCGTTTAGCTTCAGCAGCTTTTTCAGCAGCTACGCGCTTAGCCTCATCGGCTTTTTCTTTAGCTTGTCTAGCAGCTTCGGCTTTCTTTTCGTCGGCCTCACGCTTAGCTTGCGCAGCTCTTTCCGCAGCTTCACGTTTAGCTTGTGCAGCTCTTTCCGCAGCTTCGCGTTTAGCTTGTGCAGCTCTTTCAGCGGCTTCTTTTTTAGCGGCAGCTTGTTCGGCTTTAGTAGCCATGTTTAAGCCCTTGTTTTCCCACGAATAGCTATACCATCAGCACGAGCAGAGGCAGATTTAACCGCGCCGCCTTTTTTTGCGCCGTAAACAGCTTCGTTCGACTTTTGGTATTTACCAGCAGCACGACGACGAGTCTCTGCTACTTTTTCATCGTCGTTTTTCTTTGGCGCAGTATCTTTATTACTGTCGCTCAGCATCTTAGCCCAGCCTTTAATTGATTGGGTTTTTTCGTAAGGTGTTAAACCACGACCTTCTTTTTTTGGCGAGTCAAAACTTTGATTACCCACATCCGCTTTAGTATCTTCGTAAGGCGATGTTTTAGGTTCAACTTTAGATGGAGCAGCTTTCTTAGCCGACGTTACTTCAGTTGTGTACTTTTTGCCGTTGTACTCAAAAGTCTTGTCACCAGAATTACGTGCAGAAGCAAACGCTTCTTTAAAGCTAGAAGGGCCTGCCTCTGATTCACCACGTTTAATTTCGCGGTTACTTTCAAAATCTGGGTCAGCCGAACCTTTAAAGACGTTTTCTTTACCTTTTTCGTCAGTCTCGCCGCCTACGGCGTAGCGTTTAGTTTTGCGATTCATCAGTTTTCTCCTTGCGTTTAGTCAAACCGCGAACGGTGTCGGATTCCCAAATGCGGATACTAAACCACGCAATAGTGACTATTGAGAGCACGTTAGGTAGCCATCCAATTAAAACGCCCAGCCCTGCGAGGACAGATATGTTATCCATCAGGTCAGGCTCAATATGATCTCTTAACATTTCCATGCCCTCAACGATTTATTAATGCGGCTGTCTGGGTCACTTGCTGTTTTTTTGCTGGTCAACTTCTTCTTCATGCCGGTCATACGCGCACAGAAGGAGTCCTTGCGGGAACCGCCCTCTGGTTGCGGTGCTTTCAGGCCCGGTTTCCCCGGGTTGGCTGCGTTGTAGGAGGCTCGGCCTTTGGCGTTCAAACCGCCCTTCTCGGATTTGCCTTCCTTGCGTTGCCATGCCGGGGTCTTAGCCATAAATCACCGTTGCCGTAGCATTACCGCATGTAACAGTAAGGTTGCCAGCAGCGATGATCCCCTCACCGGGGAGTACTACACTAACTGTTCCGCCAGCACCTGTAACAGGGGAGAAAAACCAGATGTTTGTAGTGCCGTTATTAACAGCCACATTGCCAGCATTACCAGCACTAATGGTCACACCCTTAAAGCGAGTGCGACCTTCAAACACCAAAGTAGTTCCGCCCGCGTTACACCACGTAGCCTTAACGTCTGTTTGCATCATGGTGATGCCCTCCTATTAGACGTTTTGTTCGCCAAAGTACGGATCGGAAACAAAGTAAGTAATGAAGCCAGCAAACGAACCTGTTGCCGAAGATGCGCTCTCGGTTGTCAATACAGTGTTTACAGTTGCGTTAGCTACAACACCAATACCTACACCATTACCAAGAGCACCAGCAGTAATTGTTCGTACTGTAGTAGCAGCAGAAGCATTGGCATAATAAGCTGCGCTAGAAACACCACCGGTTACGGTTGTGTAGCCAACATTGATTGAGCCAGAAGTCAGTGGAGTCGTGATAGTCAACGACATAACAACAGCATTGGCTGGAAGAATAACAGTAACGCCTGTTTGGCTAGAAGCCACTATTGCATTACCAGAAACGGCTGCATTAGCAACGTAAAAGCCAGCGGTCATTACACCGGTGCCGCAATAAGCTTGACGAGTTTGATCGCCACCGCCCGAACGCCAAATGCTTTGGGTAGTTGAAACTGCCATGATAAATTGTCCTCTTCATGCGAGTTAAGTGCGCCGATCTGCATGAAAGTCAGCCGGGACTGTTCGAGCGCACCGGTTTCCCGGAATACTGCATTTATAGCATACAAAAGAGGGGGCCGAAACCCCCTCGATTGCTATTAAGCACCTGCTGAGCCGTACATGCCCAATGGGTCTGACCAACCAAACGAATAACGCTCACGAGACTTGTAACGTACGTTACCAGTATCAAAGTCACCATCCATCGAGTTAGACAAAGGCGTACGAACAAAGTGCTTCATGCCGTTAGGAACGTCGGTAGTTAAATACCAGCCGTTTGTATCGGTCAAGAAGTGGTTAATCGTATAGCCTTCTGGGATAGAACCATTGTTCTTCAGAGCGTTGATGTCGTTATCGTTAGTGCCGACGCGGAGTTCGGTTTCTAACAGACGAGTAGCAACGAATTGAAGAGCTGGTGGAACAATCAGCTTCTTAGGTTTAGCAGCGATCAGCAAACTGCGCTCATCCGTCCAAGCAGCGATCTGAATAACAGCGTTTTCCAACGAAGTTTCATTCAAGTCAGCCGGTGTTGAAGGGATGTTGCTGTTAGTGCCGCCAGATACCAGCGGGTGAGCAGACGAAAACAGGGCAACGCCATCGCCACCGGGGTAGCTGCTGGAGAAACCGTTGTTTAGGACGTTAGCCGCTTTAACTTGCTTTGTGTACGACATAGCACG